TTCAAGCTCTTCAAGAGCATTCAAGAATTCATCATTTTGAAAAATCTCAAATCCATTTTGTTTATCAAATCTTTCAAGACCTTCGATTTGCATATCCCAATCTTTTCTTGAAAAGACATCTTTATATTGATCTTCTAAAGAAGGTAATTCTTCAAGTTCTTGTAAAACGCTATCAGGAACTCTTACTCTTTCAAAGAAATCATCCCAATTTTCACGTTTATTAGCATCAGGCAATCCACAAGAAATATCAAATTGTGTCTTGTTCTTTTCATTTAAAGTTGTGTTGATTATCAAAGGATAACCTTCATCACAATCTGAGAAAATGTCAATATTGATAACATTATCATTTGATCTTTCAAGTGATATACTCTTCATCTTCTTCCACCATTGTGGACGAATATCAAAACGATGAATTTCATCTTCGACATAAGCATAACAAACATAATTCAAATTTGGACTAATACCCCAAACCCATTGTTTTTGTTTGTTAAAATATCCTGTTACAGGTGCTAAGAATTTCTTTTTTTCATCTGAATCTTGAATATCGTTCGCAAGTGCATAGACAAAATCAAGATAAATCATTACAGCATCTTTACCTTCCATTCTATCACTATGAACATCAGAAGTAAAGATATCTTTTTGTCTCACCTCCTTTTTACCAGTATCTTTTCCATCTTTGTCATAAATAGGACATTCAATAGGAAGTTTTACAACTTTACGTGAAATATATGGTTTTCCACCATTTACTGAAGGAAGTACTCTTAATTCATAACGTCCTTCCTTATTTACTGAATAAAAACTTGCTCTACCACCTTGACTTCCAAATGCAGGATTTTTCATTGTTGCTTGAGCTTTCTTCAAATCATCATCTACTTCATCAATACTAACTTGTTTCTTGTACTTTGAACGATCAAAACTCATAATAATAAAATTTAAAATTAATACTTACTTTAATTTAATACTCTTCAATTGTTTTAAAACTTCTTCATTAATCTTCTTATACTCTTCAATATATTTCTCAAATGTTTCAAATTCACTTTCGTTTTCAAAAATTTCGTAATCACCAATTTTGTTCATGAGATGTTGTAGAGAAAGACCAAATGCAACAGGTGTTTCAATTTTGACATTTTCTTCACCATTTCTATTACCGTATGATATTTTCATCAAATCCCAATTAAATGGTGCGTGAGTGCATTGACTAATAAAAAATTTTTCAGTTAATTTTATTTTCATAACTTTGGTTTTACTATAGTAAATGAATTTATTTTCCCTTCAATTAATTCGCTTACAAATTCTTTAGGAGTTACTTTAGGTAACAAATTGTTCAATTTTTGATCTTTACTTTTTATTGCCCACCATAGTGCATCTAATTTATCTCTTTTTGATTCAATTTCTATTTGTTCCATCAAGTATTCTTGATACTTATCGTTAAGTAAAACTAACTCATCAAGACCTTTTTCAGTTAATTTGAACTCTTCGTCATCAATAGAAACTTTGCCGTTATTATTAGCTGCTTCTCTTCTATATTGTCTTTTTAATTCAGATACATATACATCACAATAAAGTTTTGCTTCTCTTGCTTTTCTTTCGTAATCTGCCTTCCATTGTCCTATCTTATTCAACAATGCTGGTATAGTTACTACTTCACCGTATAAATTAGAATAATTGATTGAAGTTATATCTTCAAGATAAATCTCCTCATCTGCATCAGGTGATATAAGTACGATTGTTTTATCTTCTTGTTCAACAATAAGTTTCATGTCTTCTTTATTTTATGTAAAGGTATCGTTTTTATTCGTTTTATACAACGTAAACGATACCTTATAAGTCTCACTCTCATTCAAATAATGTACCTTATGTTAAAACAGTAAATAATGAATTTAATGTTGTTTGCAAAACGTATTCCTGTCTAAATTTATCCCACTGAATATAACCATTAACAAGTAAAAGATTTCCTTTACTATCTCTCAACAATTCTGCAGTTTCTTCAAATAATTCAGGAAATACTATAACATTTATAAAATCATAATTACTTTCTAATGTTATAGCAGCAAAAAGACCTTTTTTAGATTTTCTTTCTATTATATCCACAACGTATCCACCTATAGAAACTAAACGATATTTTGTAGTACCTGTCCAATATTTAATTTGACTGATATCGTAGAATTCGTGTTCATCATCATAAAGTTGAGGAATGTGATAATTCCTTACAAGATATTCGTAATCAAAAAATGCAAGTCCTGATACTTTCTTTTGTTGTAAGGTCCACCACCAATCATTTTTTTCTTTACGAGCTTTGATAATATTAGTCAAAAGATCTTTGTCTTCAAGAATCTTCACTTTCTTATTTTCTCGATAGGATTCAATCAATTTCAATCTTTCATGAGGACGTTCTATATTCTCCAATTTATCAAACGCACCACTATAGATGAGATTTTCAATAACAGATTTGTTTACAGGAGATCCTTTTATTACACATCTATCTATAAATTCATCAAGTGAAAAGAATTCTCCATTCTCATGTCTTTCCTTTGAAATAAATTCTTGAGCTTTTTCACCACATTGTTTAACTGAATTCAAAGCCCAATACATACTTCCTGTTTTGACATCTGAAACAATATTTATATCAGACTTATTTATATCTACAGTGCGAAGTTCAATGTTACCTGATTTCTGAATTTCATTAACATAAAAAGGATAATCTTTACTTTCAGCATAGGAGAATGTTACAGACCAAAACTCAATAGGATAATGCACTTTCAACCAAAGGCAATTATATCCATTTCGCGAATAAGCGATTGCATGGGATTTGTTAAACGCATAGGCACCAAATTTCACCATTTGATCCCAAAGTTCTTTTGCATAAGATTCTTCTACACCAAATTTATTGATATAACCTTTTACAAACTTTTCTTCGTATGATTGAAGTTTTTGTAAATTTTTTTTACCAATAGCTTTTCGTACACCATCAGTGGTCTCTAAGTCAAAATCAGCAAGATACTGACAAAGACGCATTATATCTTCTTGGTACACTATAAAGTTTTTTGACTTTGATAAAACTTTTTCTGCACCTATTGGAGCTTCTTTATCAATTTCTCCTTTCTTAGCAAGAATATATTCGTTGTGAAAATTATTTTCAATAGGTCCAGGACGATATAAAGCTGCACATATTCCCATCTCATCAAGACTCTCAGGCTGCATCTGAACACAATAAGACGAAAGTCCTTTTGCACCGAAGTGAAAAATATCGGACAAAAATCCATTCTTTATATATTCAAAAACAGTTTTATCATCTAAAGGAATATCCTTGTATAAATCAAGTTTTATACCGTGATTTTTATAAATCAAATCAAGTATATCAGAAAGTTTTGATAACTGTTGAATTCCTAATATATCTTCTTTTAAAAATCCAGCATCTTCAATTTCTGAACCTTCCCATTGTGTAACCATTAAACCTTGTTGTTTCTTAATAGGAGTCCATTGAGCTGAAGTTTTCTCATCAGGTAATACTACTGTACCACAAGCATGAATAGAAGATGTCTTCGGTATATTAAGGATAATCATCATATCGTCAAAAAGTTCTGTATTATCTTTGACGAATTCTCTCATTTCTTTATCCTTACAAATAACTCTAAAGAAATCCTCTGCACTTTCCATTCCTTCTTCATCTCTTAATCTTGCTGTAAATCGTCTTACTGTTCCAATAGGTAAGTTGTGACAGCGAGCAAGGTCTGTAATGGCAGCTTTAAGTTTTAATGTACCATAAGTTCCAAGAGATACGACTTGTGTTTTACCAAATCGATTTTCCATATATTCTTTTACTCTTTCCCTTCCTTCAGAGGGAAAATCTGTATCGACTCGTTCCCCCGAAGGGGGTCAGATATCGGGAAGTGACCCTAAACGGATCTCTTCCCGATCTTCCTTTCTTAATGTTTTAATCGTTACCATTATTATAAATTTCTTTCTTTAAAAATTCAACCAATTCTTCAACATTATCTGGAATTTTATTCAAAATTAGCTTTCATAATCTACTAAATTATCACCTTCTTGTAATTCACCAGCTTTAACAATCATCTTTTCATTATTACGTAAAATTCGTACAAAATCAGTAGATTTGATACGAATAGGTGAGGAACTATTTTCATTTATGATCACCTCTTCAACTTTATCGTGACGTATCAAACGACCTGTTGTTAAAAAACGTTCAAATAGAAGGTCATATTCAAGAGGATTAATGTTTACCAAACCTAATAAGTAAGAAATCAAACTACCTGCTGATGAACCACGCCCACTGCCTAAAAGTATCTCTTCTTTCTTACACCAATTGACGATATCTCTCAACATTAAAAAGTAATCGACTACATCTCCTTCTTCAATTACTTTCATTTCTCTTTCGAGTCGTTCCTGAATTACTTCATCTGAATATTTCTCAAGAAGCTCTGGATGATCCTCAATACCTTTAAATATCAAATCTTCAAACATATCAATATTAGTTTCGTATTGAAGAGCTTCTTCGTCAGTCATGTGATAAACAGGCATATGTCGTATTTGTGTTTCAATTACGAAATTACATTCAAACGACACTTCTTTTAAATTTGAAATAGCTCTTTCCCATGTAGAAAAGAATTTTTCATCATTACCAAATAGATAACTCAATTCTTCGAAATATTCTTGATAATTCTTAAAATGTTGATTTTTACTTTCATGTGTGATGATTTTACCTATAGAATTTAACTTCTTTTTAATAGGGTACCATTCTTTTTCTATATAATAAGCATCGCACATTGCTATAGGTTCAAGTTCACTTAAAAAGAACCTTTTTAAATTATCTAAATACGTTACATCTTTTTCTTCTTTTTCGAATACGACAGTATCAAGTTGATAATAAGTGATTATCTCTTTTAAATTAGTAGGTAGGTTTCTATATTCTATCGATTTTGGATCCCAAATTAAAACTAATCCAT